AACGACAACTCATTAGTAATTGTGCTGGTATTAACAGTCGGCCCAAACAATGCATAGAACTTTGGAGTTCCAGTATCTGTTGTTGGGTTAGGGTACGCCTGACGGATGAAATTCACATCTTTGTTTAGCAAATATTCATAGTTGCCACTAGCATCAACCACAGCCAAAGAGTAAGTAGACAGGAAATCTGTTGGGGCAGACAAATACTTGTTTGCAGAAGTAACACTACCCGTCACGTTTTTACGTAGCGATGGGAATTGAACAGAGTTATAAATGCGTTGTTCAGCTTGCGTAATAAAACGATTTATTTGCTCCAGTGAAGACACAACAGTGCCATCCGCCAAAGTGGTGGTTGGAAACGTATTTTCGGTATACGTTTGGATCGCTGTTGCAAGCTGAACGTAGTTCATCCCATTGGTCCTCTAGCCATTACGCCTTTGGTTGCTGCGCCTGTACCACGGATTTTGATACCGTCGGTCTTTGGTCCGCGTGTGATGTTGCCAACACTTACCCTGCGAGCAGGCATGCCACCGGGAGTGGACTCATCAGAAGGCATGGTGTTAGGGTCTGTCTTATACGAAATATCAGAACCTGTTTCTTTGCCAGACATGTTGTGTGGTTTGGCATAAGTGCTGGCTGGGCCAACTTCTTTGCCTTTTTGTTTCATACTAAATTTAGCCATATTATCCTCCGCGTGAGGTTTGGTTCGCCACTTTTGCCAAGTTACGACCCATCATCTTCATTTGTTCACCAGTCTTACCGCCCTTGCCGTATTTAATCGGCTTCATTCCTTGATGCATCTTTTTTTCATGCTTATTCAGCATAGATGCCATCATTTTCTTGTCTTGTTTTAAATCTTCTTTATCCATGTTTAGCTCCTAAGTTGTTACTACCGTGACTGTACCAAGTTGCACCACTAAAGCCAAATTATTTGGCGTCAACGCTGCGTCAAAAAACTCAGAACCACCAACAGGATTCCAACCCCATTGAAAGATTCTGCTACCACCCTCGTTCGTTCCAGTGCCCAAAGGTCCGGAACTTGTAGGGTCAATCTGCAACCCACTTGTACCTGACACAACGTAACTGCGATCTGGTCGCGGATTACGCAAAGCCTGCGGATCATCAACCGGGAACATGCCCAACTGCAACTGGGGATGGTCTGGGTCCCAGCACTGAGGACAAACCAATAAGTCGTATTTCTTTAACTTAATGATCTCCGTCTTCAGGACGGTTAACTTAAACCTAAACCCACAGCGGTCACATTCCGCAATCGCATTTTTGCCAGAAGCAAACCGATTACCCAAGACTACCTCCCAATGTAGGTTTGTCTAGGAACTAAACGCAATGCTGCCTTTTCATGGTCTTCATATGCAGCAAGTTCCCATGCCTCGTCATACTGACTCTTGAGCATTGGAATGCGTTCTGCCCCAGTAGGAATCTTGGCTGCTATGTAGTAAGACAAACCTGCCGCCATGCACGGTATAAACCGGAATGGAACGTCCATGATGTTTACACCACCACCCGCATCTTGGGTACGGCGTAGACGCCAGTAGACAAATGTGTATTGCTGTGCGTTGTCAGGCGTAGGCCAAACGGTAACGGCTGGCACTTGCTGCCAATAGACTGTAGCCGTGGCTGTGTGAGACGTCGCAATTGTGTTTTGTTGCCCACGGAAACAATTATTCAAAACGCCCGACACAGCGTTTGCTGTTTGGGTTATGTATGAGTAATTGATAATCTCGTTGTCAATTTTGACAAAGCCTGCTGCGGGTAAACCCGTAACATCGCTAACAGAGATTGTGTTGTCTGAGGACGTGATTGTTGAACTTAATGTGCAAGATACTGGGCTAGTCTGCCCATTAAATCGCTGAATCCAAACCTGAATAGGTCTGGCTTGGGTAATTTTGTTTGGAATTGTTGCGTAGGTTGATACGCTGATCCGAGTGATTGTCAGGTCTGCTTGCGTGGCAGCCACGTTAGCGCCAGTACGGATGACATGCTCCAACAAATCAATGGTGTCATTAGGTAATGGATAGGTGTTTTGGCCTTGGACTAAGGGAATTGTCCCCTGCTCAATTGTCCATAGGTTAATTCCACGGTTTGCCCAGTCGGCAAACATGATGTTTAAACTGCGTCTTGCAGTGCGCAGGTCATAGCCCGTACGCAATTCACCGCCGGCGCGTTCAAACGCCTCCTCAACCAATTCGGTTAGATCAAGGTTAAAACTGGTTAGGCCGGAGGTGTTTGCCATTATTTTCTTGCCGCTCTCATGTTATCAACGAGATTTGGATAAGGACGACCTGCTGCTTTAGCCATCGCCTTAGCCTTTGATTTCTTTGAGGAAGAAAGAGGTTTAGGCTTGCCCAAACCTTTTGGTCTAGGCTTATCCCATACCTCTCCGCCCTCAGCATACTGGGTAAAGTCGGTGTTATCCCTACGGGCTTTTCTTTGTCCCGTTGGCATCTTGGAAGGAGCAATGTCTCCCATACCCCGACTCGCCATCATTTTTTGCCCTTTGTGTAACCACCGCCACACATAATCATTGTGCCCTTGGTCTTGCCACGTTGAGCAATACCGTCAGCGCGTTTAGAAGCAGAGGAGCCAGTCAAGCCACCTTTAGCCATTTTGACAACTTTGCCACCAGCCTTCATGTTGTCCTTAAGATAAGGACGGCTACGCTGTGATCCACCAAAAAAACCAGTATCTTTACCTGCTTCTCTGTCACGTTTCTTTTGAAGATATTCCGCAGCCTGTCTATCTTGGAAAGAAGGCTCACTAGAAGAACCAGATGCCTGTCCTGCACGTCCAACTTTGGATGTGGGCTTTTTAACAACGGGATTCTCAAAACCCTCTGTGTCCATAGCGCCGCTATTAACTCCAGTGGTTGCTTTTTTCATAGCATCTGAATCGGCCTTGTCTTTTGTGCGGTATTCCATAGTGCGCATTTCGCCACCGGGATTACGTACAGCACGCTGAACCTTGTTTAAACTAGATGCGCTAGGCTTAGTGTCCCAGCCGGGTTCTTTCTCTGAACCGTAATCAGTTGCGCCTGCACCGGGTTCCATTTCAGACATGCCAGTATCTCTACGTGACAAATTCTTCATGCCCTCAAAGCCTTGGGTATCCATTGCTGGACCTTCGTCTTTTTTACGGTTGGCTAACATGTAGCCAAGAGTTCCTAGCGCTGCTAGTCCTGCTAAATCTTTTCCACCCATGACGTGCTCCTTAGCAATATTTCTTAGACATTCCGCCTTTTTTCATGGCGGGACCTGTGCCGATGCTGTTGCCAGCCATCTTTGGCATCATTCCTTTGGTCTTGCCTTTAGAAGCAATACCATCACGGCTGGGGGCTGCAGTCTTAACGCTTCCCATGCTGGTCATTCCACCAGTAGCCATCTTCTTTAAGCCACCAATGATGCGGCTTTTCTCTGCAGCAAGGTTTTTCTTGCCTTTTGATGTGTATGCTTTTTCAGAATCTACACGTCCCAACTCTTCCAAACGGTTCATGCGTGAGGTGTTGCCACCTTTCTTCATGCTGGCTTTAGCCATAGGAGTTGGCTTCTTCATGCCATCCTTAGCTGTACTCATGCCGGGCTTCATTACGGGTTTACCCATTTTCGTTTCCATTAGACCACCTCGTTTAAACAGTGCCTTTTCACCATGATTGGTTTTTGGCTGGTTTGCTACTTGAGAATCAGCGCGGGTGCCCGTACTGAACTTTTTTCCCTTATCTGCGGCGGTGAATTCTTCACCTACAGACTTAGGGATACCAAGCCGTTTTGAGGCGGCAGGATCATTGGCGACCATCGCCATAAGATTGTGTTGTGCTTGGCTTTTACTTGGCATCATTTCCCCGCAATAAGTTGGTCAATTTTTGCTTCAAGCCTGTTAAAGCGTTGGTCAATGTGGTCAGTAATTCTTTGCACTTCTGCGTTAGTTGCGTAATCACGGGCAATCTCCTCGCGTGTTTTGTTGAGCAGGATTTGAACCCGCTTTAACTCGTCCGACTTGTCTTTCCATACCCACAAGAGTACAGCAGAAAAGGCGGACAAGAGTGAATTCCATATGACCATTTCCATCAGCAGAACCTGCCTTTGGTCTTGCCCTTCTGGGCTACACCGTCTGCAGATTTAACATACCCACCATCAGCGCAGTTCCATGCTCTCAGGCTCTTGTTGATCCTAGAGTTCGGGTCGTTCGCTGTTTTTGAGGATGTGAGTTTCTTTTTCATTCCACTCATCCTTGCGCAAAAAGAGTCGCGCCTTGATCCGCCCTCTGGTTGAGGCGGCTTCAAGTTGTGCCCTTCTCTCTTCGCAGAGGCTCGGCCCTTGGCGTTTAAACCACCATTGGGGTTCTTTCCTTCCTTGCGTTGCCATGCGGGACTAGCCATTTACAACTTTCAGGCGTGAGTCCCGAATGTTTCCAAGCAATGGAATAACAACCGACTCACGGAAATTATTGGTGAATGTTTCGCTACCGATGTGCGGTAGGCTGATGTCTACGTCAATATGGACAGTAAAGCCCATCTTGGTAGCCCTGTCACAGAACAGGTAATCTTCGCCTACATACTGATCGTCAACGATGTCAAAGTCAAACAGGGCTGCCATGCGCTCGCCTGTAGGCTTGTTCTTGTATGACCACTCAGGATGAGCCTCAACCATCTTCTCAATGACATGGCGGCGAATCATCATAAATCCTGTACCAACGCGCTTGACGCGCATCATGGAGCCATCAAACTCTAGGTCTTCGTTTTCATCCCAGTACAAATCAGCAAAGAACTTTTTGTCTGTTGCCCTACGTGGGTATGCACCAGCCACAATATCCTTGTCTGTCGCTTGTGCCAACAGGCGCAGGATGTCTTCTGGTGTGGCTATGACGTCCGAGTCAATAAACAACATATCTGTTGCATCTGACTTGAGGAATTCATGCACTAATGAGTTGCGTGCCATTGTGATAATGGAGCAATTTGAGATGTCAGAAAGGGTAATTGCCACACCAAGACGCATAGCCTCAGGCATTAACTGCACAAGGTTATATGCGGTTTTGACGTTTAAACGACCATCATGGCAGGGTATGCCGATAAACAGCTTACGCCCCGCCAGAATTGCTTTCTTTGC